ATGCCGATGATGTCGGACAAGAAATCGCGAGTCACGTTTGGCGATAACTGATGGTGGAAGTACCATCATTTGGCTATCGCTAATCTTCTATTAAGGAGATAGCCAAATGGCTTACGGATTCCGACCTGTCCAGATGGCCGGGTCACGATATAACCCTGGTGGGTTTGTTGAAGTTCCCATTAACGCAGACAATATCACCGTTGATATCTTCAATGGTGAGTGCGTTACGTACACCAGTGCGAAGGGAATTGATAGACTCACAGATTCTGTGAGTAATGCAGAAACTACTGCGGGTGTTTTCATCGGCGCTCGATGGGCGACTGCTGGTGGTGATCAGAAGTGGGGCCAGTTCTATGATGGAGCCACGGGTAATACCGAAGCGTATGCTTTCGTTGTTCCCGTACGCGATGTCATCTTCCGAGTCCAGTCTGATGCAGCATGGGGTGCTGCCCAGCGCGGTACCACCGTAAACACGACCGGTACGAGTGGTAGCACTTCTACTGGGAATTCCGACCTCCAGGCGGACGTTGGAACGACTACCTCCAACCCGCCGATTACGGTTGTTGGAGTCATCGGAGACGGTGAGAACGAAAACTCAAGCAACCCTGATATTCTGGTTCGTTTTGTTGATGGTTGCATCCAGGATGTCCTGGGTTAAAGGAAAGGAGTAAATAATCATGGCTATTTCACGAGCGCAAATGATGAAAGAACTCCTCCCTGGGCTGAACGCCCTTTTTGGGTTGGAGTACAAGAAATACGAGAACGAGCATGAAGCCGTTTACGAAACTGAATCTTCGGACAGGGCGTTTGAAGAGGAAGTTAAGTTGTCCGGTTTTGGGGCTGCACCTGTAAAGTCTGAGGGATCTTCGATCACTTATGATACTGCACAGGAAAGCTTCACATCTCGGTACACTCACGAGACCATTGCAATGGGCTTTGCAATCACCGAGGAAGCAGTCGAGGACAATCTTTACGATTCCGTCTCGGCTCGCTACACCAAGGCGCTTGCCCGTGCGATGTCTCACACGAAGCAGGTCAAGGGGGCATTCCCCCTGAACAATGCTTACACTCCTGGCAGCTTTACGGCTGGTGACGGTGTTCAGCTTTGTTCTACGGCACATCCAGATATCAATGGTGTGAACATATCCAATTCTCTGGCTGTACCTTCTGACCTCAACGAAACGTCGTTGGAGCAAGCGTGTATTGACATCGCTGCGTTTACGGACGAACGTGGATTGCTTATTGCGGCTCGACCGCAGAAGCTTATCTGCGCCCCGTACAACCAGTTCCAAGCCACCCGAGTTCTTGAGACAGATCTCAGGACTGGGACTGCGGACAACGACATCAACGCGCTTAGGACCAACGGTGTGATTCCCGGAGGATACTCGGTAAATCACTTCCTTACATCATTGAACAAGAAATTCTGGTTCCTGATGACCGATGTTCCTAATGGAATGAAGTGTTTCCAGCGCACCGCCCTCCAGACAGGTATGGACGGCGACTTCGATACCGGCAATGTCCGATATAAGGCGAGGGAACGATATTCCTTCGGCGTCTCGGACTACCTCGGTATCTTCGGTAGTGGTGAGATTCTCTAGCAAGTCTGGCGGGGGCCTTCGGGTCCCCGCCTTTTCCTTTTAACCAAACTCGTCAGACTTAATCAGACAGTGCGCGGACTGGCGAGGTAGATGCGTACATCGAGGTGATACATGGCTAATATGCCTACAAGATTTAGCGGTCCGGCGCTTTACAGTGGTCAAGGAACGGACAATAAATTTTTCGAGAATATGCCATTGGGACTTAACCCGGATTATTTGGTGTTGATGGAGGATTTTCTAGGGGACACTATAAACAGTACGTTATGGGATATAGAAAATTCGCTTAGCGGAACCGCTACTATGATGGGAGCCTCAGGCCCCGGTGTCCCCGGGGACGATGTTGTAGGTGGGTGGGCACTGCTAAGCGGTAGTTCGACTACCGCGAACAGCGGTTCCAGTCTTCAGTCGAATGAACAGCTCCAGGGGATTAGTGATATCTTTTTTGAAACCAGAGTTGGGTTGCAGGACGCAGCAAACTCTGATTTATATGCCGGCCTTTCTATAGCGGGCGCTCTAACCACAATCCATCCATTCCACACCAATCCTAGGGTAGGTTTCTTCGTGGATGCAACCACAGGGAGTGGGGAAATCCAGTGTATTACATCTTCTCATGGCGGCAGCGCCATTAAACAAACCTCTACTGGAATATCTTTTGAAGACTATTCCCTCGGCGCAGACGGTGGGCAGGTGAAGAACAGTAAGGTTTTGGGCTTAAAATGGTGGAACGGAAATGGTGTCGCAGTGACTGATACCGGGGGTTCTTTTTTTCCATATGTAGTTGAATTTTTCGTGGACAGGAAATTGGTAGCTACTCACAGGAATATAAGTTTTGCCAACCGATCAATCAGCACCAGTGTTTTTTCTCCAATGGTGGCATTCATTCAGGGTTCCGGTCTTTCGGCTGTAAGTACCGCAGTTGTGGATTACCTGTTTTTTGCGCAGGCTAGGCACCAGACCCCAACCGCCGGGATAATGTCGGTTCAAAGTTAAATCAGTTTGAAGCGTAATAAGCCAATCTCGTCAGACTTAATCAGACAGCACACGGACTGGCGAGGTAATTGTGTGCGATGAGGTGATAGAAAATGGGAACTACAACTTTTAGTGGACCGGTCAGGGCCGGTACAATTCATGACACGACAGGTACGACTGTTGGAATAGATGTGGCCAACGTTGGCTCGGTTGTTATGGCACAAAGTGAGGAAATCACCGAGGCGGCGGCTGGGACTGCTACTTCCATTGTTATCCCTGCGGGAAGTCAGGTGATTAACTGTACTATTTTTCCAACTACCGTTTTCGCTGGGACTCTGACTCTAGGGACTACTTCTACTGGTCAAGGTTTCGCGACAATCGTGGCTCCAGCAGACAATGCGAGAGTTGTTATGGGTCCAGTTGACAATGCACTCTGGAAGGATGTCGGAGCGACCGATGTGAGGATTTACCACGATGGTGCAAGTGCGGGTGGCGGTGTGGGCGTTCTGACAGTTGAGTACATCCAGAACAATAACCTGTCGTAATCCAACGGGGGCACCTCCGGGTGCCCCCTATTTCGTCATCCGTGATGGGTTTTTCGACCATCGCGAAAGGTTTTCGACATCCTTCCTGAGAATGAGGAATAACACATGAACACGTTCAAACTTTTAACAGTGCTGCTCGCTATAGTGCTGTTCCCATTTCAGTCCTTGGCCGTAGATGGTTCAGGTGATGAGGAGCTTCGTACTGGACCAGACAGAACATCCGGTACTTGCTCTGTGCGTGAAGGGAGGGATTGTCACTTCTCGTTCAACAGCACTACGCTTGCAATGGCTGTGAACTCAAAGGTGTTTCAGGTAGATGCAAGAACTGCTGTTGCCTGCCTTGCGCCTATTAACGCTTCAAACGTGGCGGGGGCAGTGAAGTTCTGGAAGGTTGTCGGGACTTCTAACACAGGGACTTGGGCCAACAGTATGGTCCCTTCGTCTTCTGCCTCAAGTACCCTAAGCCTTGCTGCAAACAACGACTGCTTCACCCTAAGCACCGGAAGATGGTGGATAGAGGTGACTACGGCAGCTAGCACAGCAAATTATGCAATCGTTGTTATTACCGGGTCGAAGGAGTAGTCGCATGAACAAACTTATTCTAGCGATTCTCCTATCGCTATCTATGACTGCCCATGCTCAGGTGTCTGGACCCGGCAACACTTTTGGTGGTGGTGGTGGTGGCGGTGCGACTACCTCTGTCGATGGGACAACCAAGGTCACTAACGCTGCGGAGGGGTTCGCGATTGGGTGTTCGGCCACTGCGGGGACGCAATGTACAGACACAAACTCTGACATATATTTCGACCGCGCTGGCAGCATCTGGCTGAAAAACCCTGGGCAGGGAATAGTAGTGACACCGAGTGCCACTGTGGGTTCTGGAATAGCTCTGAGTGAGGCCGGGAATTTCGGATCTGAGAGTTTTACAATGAAACTTGAGGATGCCGACTTCCCGTCAAGCACGGTATGTACAATCAATGCTGATGGGACATCAACTGAGGGTTGCCCGTGGGCGTCCATCGGTACCGTTGACAGAAACATCAGTTACAGCACCACCAGTATGAAATTCACGATACCTACGCCCATCCAGCCGTGGCGAACATTCGTTGGGGAGGACTCAGCAATGCCTGCTTGGATTTCAAACCCCGGCCCGGTAGGGAGGATAGGTATCAAAAGCATCGTGGCCCACGGCAGCAGCAACATAATCACGTTTGATAGAGACCCGATTCTCAATAGTGGAGTAAGAATGACTATATTCTTGCCAAAGGATGGATTGATAGAAGAACTCCGGGGGAGGCATTTTAACTATGCCTTCTGTGATCCAGGGATTAGTCCCGCTTCTCTTTGTACAGCGACCGCGACTTCATTCCCCTTCTCACTCGTGGAAACGAACACCACTATTCTCAAAGAGTACCTAGATATAAGTGGGTACAGCACAACTTGGCCCTCTGGGCCAGATAACACAAAATTTGGGCACGCAACTATGGTTGCTACGGATACCTACGTTCCCCTGGTATCCACAGGAGAGGATACAAGTTGGAGTGATGCCAATGGGGCATTTACACAACCCACAACTGTTCCATACATCAAGGCAAACCCTGTGAATAATGAACTATGTGAATACGTTTTAACACCTGGTATTTGCGGTGACACTATTCAGCTTGTGAACCCAACAGCAAGTCCCGCTTTATTTCAAGTAGAGAGAACCCAAACACAACTACTGGTAGGCGGGGTTTCGACTATCCAAAATCATTGTGCGTTGGATGTATATAAGAACGACCAGCAACAGATCCCGTCTCCAGTGACTAGTATACTTAGGACGTATTGGAACAGTGCTGTGGATAATATCTTGTCTGTCAGGGCACTTACTGACAACAACGCAAGGGTAACCGTTGCGGCAGGTACTCAAGCGGTTCCAGAGGTGGATAATATCGGGTTGTATAGTACAGGTGTAAGTAACGTACAGTTTAACTCCTCAGCATTTGTTGATTGCAACTGGGGGTCAACTGACTGGGGCAACAGCGAGATAACCATCACTTACTGTCCGTCAGGGTTCGGGGTTACTCCATGCGATTGCACTACGCCGGGGGTTCCATGTACATAAAGAATATACTATCCGCTCTGTTCATCTTCCTGTTCACCAGCAGCCTCGCGACCGCATCAAGCAACGCTGTGGGGGGCCTACTTATAAAGGGCCACAATCCAAAGCCCAACATCATTTGGATCTCGGTTGATGACGTAGGCCGGGACAATTACTACATGCTGGGGGCATACCAAAGCCCCAACCACGCAGACACCATGTACTACGCCAACAACGACGGACTGGGTAGCTCATGGACTCACAATGACCCCGTTAATACGCCTATGCCAAACCTCCTGCACATGACGCGGCAGGGGGTGAACTTCACAGGTGCATGGTCTGGGATGCAGTGCCAGCCCACACGGGAGATGCTCCGTCTGGGACTAACTAAGTGGAGTAACAGCCCGACTAATGCAACGGCAGTGGCTGACGGTTTAGGTACAGCCGAACGAATTCTTGCAACAGACCCTGAGTACGAGATTGTAACCGGGGGGAAAACCCAGTTTTCTAATAGCTGTCTGACAGGTCTCGACCCAACCGGCACCGCTAACCACATGCCCGCACTCACCCCCGGACCTGCCGTAAGTTTCAATTTGTGCCTAGGGCAGCATGGCCTCACCTACGATGTAAAATTCGCCCGCCGATTTAATGAGGCGCATATCGACCATGACACTGGGATTGGAACACTAGTGGAGTGGGACACATCAATGCTGCCCGCCGACATTAAGAATGGTCTTACTGACGAGTATATGCACGTAGACGAGAACATGGTCTACCGATCCATTGAACACATAAAGGACACAGCCTTGTCCCGTAGTGATGGAAGCTCTGGGGATTTCCATAGTCCCTGGGACAATCATTATGCACGCCCGTATATGATAAGTATGGGTTTCCATGAGTATCATGGTGATAAAGCTGGTTACATGGGAAACGAGAGTCCACAGGGGTACACAACTTTTGAAGAGGGAATGAAATCTCTAGGCCCATCTTCTAATGCTGCACTGTGGCCGAACCATGGCCTTCCGGGCTACACTTACGCACAGGCCGCTGCTTCAAGCCTCCCGCTTGGCCCCTCTGGGTGGTCTATCCCCTACGCTGCTAGTTGTGGTCCCGATTGGCCCCTGTGCTGGAGAACGTCCGAATGGTGGGGTGCGGACATCCACGATGAGAATGGAGAAATACCAGGGAACGGCAAAGCGATGACATTAGGCCCGTGGGAAGGATACAGCCAAGGTGCCAGTCTGTTTGTTGATCGTCAGATCAGTCTGTACTTAAAGGCTTTAGGAACAGCGGGCCTAAAGAACACACTGTTTATTTTCACAGGGGACAATGGTAGTGTGCGCACCATCGCGAGTAATTTCAAGGGTCTAAATAAGGGAGCCGACTGGATACCCGTCCCCGATGATGGTGACTGGCAGGACGCAATTGACACCGTGAACCCCACTTTACCCACTGCGGGGTATGCCTACAAGGGAACTGAGTCAGAGACAGGTCTGAATGTCCCATTCGTGGCGATGGGTGGGTGGGTGAACCCGGACAGCGCAGGCAGCACATCTGAGTTGAGATTCCTGTCCACTGACGTTGCTGAAACAATTAGTCAACTCGCTACCCCTTCGTCCTTACCTCTGACACCTGACGGTAGGGACTTCAGTTCTCTTTTCAGCTTGGACTGCCACAACGGTGCGTGCGACTCTATTGCTGGTCCGCTTTGGGAAGATACTTACTCCCAGGCGAAGGTCGTTGCGTCACCCTCGGCTGTCACTCAACCATTCGATGACGCGGGTGGGACAAGGCGCACTTACCGAATAATGCGATTCGCGAGTGAGTGTGATTGGGTTCAAGATCTCAGTGCTGCCGACCCCAATGTTGACATTAGATCAACCGTCAGTTCAGATGCTGACCTCTTGGCGGCCTACACCCGGTTGAACGCTGGGTTGATTCTCCGTGGAAGTGCCGTTGAGGGTGGGTCTGGGTGCTGACTGGGATTACTCTAATGCTCCTGATGGCGGCTCCTGCATTCGCTCAGGATCAGTCCTCTCAAGCCCATCAGTTCTGTATGGAGAACATGATGAATGGGTCAGCCATAGCCCTCAACGAACGCTTCAAGCCCCTCACACGCAACGAAGAGGAATGGGATCGGCTGGTAAGTGTGGTTCTGGAAACATGGCATGAGGCTTGTTTCAGCCTGCTTGGAGTGCCTGACAATCGTGCAAAAGAGGACGAAATGCCCTGGAAGAGTCCGGGTTTAATTTGCGAGGAGAAACTTTAATGTCAAATGTGAGCCAGACAACCTTCTGGAGTACAATCACTATAATGGCTTCGGCTATAGGAGGCGTTCTCATCCTCGCATCAACTCATGCAGGAGAGCCAAGGCACTCTGAGTCAGCAGATGAAAGACAAGTATCTGCATTAGAGGTTAGGGTTGAGCGGGTGGCAACGAGTGTTGAACACAATAGTGAAGTTCTCAGTGAGCTTAAAGATGAGATAAAAGATCTCCGCGTTGATATGAGAGCATCTTCGCAGGATATCTTGAGAGCCATAGAGGCTAGATGACCCCGGATGGAGAGTTCACCGAGCGCGAGGTTGGTGCAGCACTTCAGGAACTAAAGGAAGTAAGGCACGACCATAGAAACCTTCGGACGATTGTGATGCTCGTATCGGAGGAGCAGGATAATTTGAGGCTGGAACACGAAAAACTGAAGACTAGGCTGACCACGGTAGCGTCGATAGGGGTAGGCCTACTTTCCTTAATGGGTCTTGTATTACAATACATGACTCGGCAGGTGTGAATTGGCTATATCAACTACGGCAACATTCAATCCAGACATAGGCGAGATTGTCGAGGAGGCGTATGAGCGAGCCGGTCTTGAGATGCGTACTGGGTACGATCTGAGGACTGCTAGGCGTAGCCTTAATTATCTAATGCTTGAGTGGCAAAACAGGGGATTAAACCTGTGGACCGTGGATGAGCGCAGGATAGACACGCAGGGGGATGACTCTGAAACTGCGCTCTTTGAAAATTATCTAGTCAAGGGAGTTTCTTCCTATTCGCTTGATTCCGATACGGTTGGGGTTCTGGACCTTATCCTCCGCGTCAACGATGGGGCGCTGTCCACTCAGTCTGATTATGTACTGAGTAGAATTTCTGAGTCAAATTACACAGCTATACCCAACAAGCTTTCCCAGGGAAGGCCGCTTCAATATTATGTCGAGAGGCGCGGGATTCTAGGGACTGGGGTTTCTGGGAAGCCAGCCGACAGGAAGGATAAGGTGCATTTATGGCCAGTTCCTGACAGTGGGTCTACGTCCGCCTCGACGGGTAACAAATACAAAATACTTTACTGGAGGGTAAGGCGTATAGCGGACTCTGGCCTTAGCGCCTCCGAGACCATGGAGGTTCCGGCTAGATTTCTTCCTGCCCTGGTTTCCGGGCTCGCTTACCATATAGCAATGAAGAGGCCGGAGGCCATGGAGAAGATTCCGCTCCTCAAGCAGGTGTACGAGGAGACTTTCCAGATGGCTGCGGAAGAGGACAGGGAAAAGGTTCCATCGAGGTTTGTTCCAAGGGTGTTTAGTTAGCCTTATGAGTGGCTCCTACTCCGCTGGTCGGCGTGCGGTTGGATATTGCGACAGGTGTGGCTTTGAGTATCGCCTGAATGACCTGAAGCCAGAGGTCACGAATTACAGGGAGACTGGTCTACGGGTTTGCGAGTCCTGCTGGGACCCAGATCATCCTCAGCTTCATGTGAACGAACTGGAAGTTGAAGAGAATCAGGCCCTAAAGGATCCTAGGCCTACTGGGTCTACTTCGGGTAGAGAACTCCCGTATGCCTATCGGTGGGATTTCACCAATTCGGTTGTGACCAATGAATATAACTCCGTGCTGGATAGTACCCCCACCATAATTGACGGGTGGTATAGTCGAAACGGGGTCATTGGCTGGAACTCTGAATCCGGCGTGTTGAATCTTGTCTCGGATGGCTCGTCTGGTGCTCCGGGAGATCCCTATGTAGTCAACGGAGACCCGGGGTTTGGCTTGGACCCCATTAGTATAGACGCCTCTGTCTACAAGTTTGTGACTACCGTGTTTAGGGTGAATCGCTTCCCGGACTTTGAGCCAGAAGACCGTTATCCATATGATTTCCAGGGTCAGCTATATTGGTTGACGGATCCGTCTACTATATTCTCTGGTTCGGAAAGAAACAAACGCTCCCAGAGGGTGGTGATGGGGAATTCACCGACTAGCTCCTTTTATAAATTGTCCTTTGATATGAGTGATGACCCTACATGGACAGGGACAGTCGTTGCACTCAGGTTGGACTATTTTGACTCGCAGAATTCGGCGGGATCTTTCCAGGATGTCGATGCTGGTGATATTGATATAGATTACATAGCAGTAGAGGCTTACCATAATCCCGACTTGTAGTCGGACGGAGGGACAGGATGCCCAAAGTAGGTGACAAACATTTTCCATACGATCCGGCAGGGATGTCCGCTGCGAGAGAGTACTCGGCTAAGGTTGGCATACCGGTGGAGAGGACAAAATCTTACAATACGGGTGGCCTTATCAGGTCTCTCCCGTCGAAGATAACCAGGGTTAAACCTCGTGGTGTGGGGATTGCCAGGAAGGGGTTCCTTGGTAAGGGAACGGTCTAGAAATGAACTACGGTGAATTGAAGACGGCAATACAGGACTATTGCCAGAATTCAGAGGCTGGCTTTGTCTCCCACATACCGGACTTTGTTAGGGCTGCGGAGGATAAGGTCTTCCTCTCTGTGCAGATGCCATCATTCTGGAAGAGTGATTCCTCGGTTGAGACTGCGGAGGGAGTCGCTGAGTACGAGATGGCTGCCGGTGTGGTTGATATACTTTCCGTGAGGATATCAGAGGCTCCGTTGGCCGTTAAGGGCTCTGTGGACGGTGGCCCCTCTAGGTATCTGGTGCGGAAGGATTATGACTTCCTCCTTGAGGCGTATCCGGGCTTCGTTCCGACAGTGGGTGATCCGACTGTCAATGTTCCACAGACCGGAATTCCTAAATATTATTCCGTTTCTAAGTCGGATAAGTTCAGTGCTCCTACAGCCGTGACTGTTACCGGGACCTCGGTTCTTGGGTCATTGGTGATTTCTGGAATTGCAGGCTCAATTTCTTCGGTGAGTGTTGGTGATACTGTAGTTGGGACTGGGTGGCCCTCCGGCACGAGGGTCGCGAGTAAGGGTGCTGATTCAATTACCTGTTCACTCGCCGCCACGGCGGCCAGCACAGGGTCGATTGCAATTTCGCAACGCACCTCTGTCTCCGCCACCATCAGGCTTGGCCCTATACCTGACGATAGCTATGTATCGACAGTTGACTACTACGGTAAAATTTATGGAGACTCCATAACTGTGAGTGATGGCACTGAAACCTGGCTCAGCATCACATCCCCAGACACTCTCCTATACGGTTCTCTGGCCGAGGCTTATATCTACATGAAGGGTGAGCCAGACTTGATACAAACCTATTCTTCCCAGTTCACCAATGGGCTTTCTATGCTCAAAAATATGGGGGAGGGCCGGTTGACGGTGGACTCATTTTCCTCCGGCCCAAAGAGGATTGACCCTCAGTGAGGATTTATAATAGCTAATGCCGGATTATTCAACGGGATATCAGTTCAAGCTCATAGGGGATGGCGAGGAGGCTGGGTCGTGGGGTCGTAGCACCAATGAAAATCTTAAAAAAATAGAGGCTGCGGTAGGCCTTCCCGTAGAGATTGATATAACAGTAAACTTGGGTGGTTCCACCTGGGATGCGTCAACCGATACATTCACATGGATTACACAGGAGTCTTCAAAGACAGGAACTCTGGGTGCGAGGGGCAGGTGTTCTTATGTTAATTTCAAGAGCACTGTTGCCATCTCTGGTTCTACTGCGACGGTTGAGATTAGGGGGAATTCGGTATCCGAGTTCCCCGACAGGACCCTGATTGCTACGAATAGCCTCAGCGATGGTAAGGTGATAGTCCTCGATATTGGCGGGGCTACCTACACCCTGAGAAATGGGTGCACTGCCCATATATTCACCTCAAATGCCGATATTGGCGGAGCGGGGGTGAAGTCTGTCCAGAATGCGCTGGGGACTGTTCAGCTTACCGGTATTGATTTTGCGGAAAACCCCTCTGCGGAAATTGCAGTGGCCCCGTCCCAGGCGGCTGCCCTATCCGTGACCGACGGAACCTTGGACTATCTGGTGGTGGATACTGACACTCCCAAGGTAATTGTTGGCGACGGTGCCACGGGTGCGGTGATCGAAGCTTCCGGGGTAGACAATGATATGAGCATAAAGTCGTCTGGTCCTGGGGATTCAGATGTGAATTTGACTCCAAGTGGTACAGGGAATGTAGTTGCAGGGAGTGGTGAGTTCGTGGGTGATCTTACCGGCGATGTTGTTGGCAATGTTACAGGTAGTGCTGGATCGGTTGTATTGACGGATGCTGCTGGGAATGCACAGGCTCATAACTTGGTCATGGGCGGGTCTGCCACGGGTACAAACAATCCGGTTGTGCATGATGGTTCCTTAACGTACACCCCAGCGGCTAGTATTTTACATGCTCCAGGTATCAGGACTCCCTCAGTGGTTGGAAACAACAACCTCACGGTAGAGGCTTTATCTGCGGGTACACTGACAGTGAAGAGCCCGATCCTGACAACCCCGACTGTGGGCGCTACGGACTGGGCTTCGGCTAATCACACTCATGTGGATGCGTCAACCGGTGGCGTTCTTCCCAATACTGCCCTAGGCCTTAACAGTACAGTTATAGTGCAGAACCTCCACGAGATTGATTTTGTAGGGGAGGGCTACACCGATATTACGGGAGAGGCCCAGAACTATTACGGAAGGGCATTTTCTCAGGCCCATGGTGTCACTTCGGTGGGTGGTGTTTCGGCTTGCCTGAAGTACACGGGTGATGCTGCGATACCCGTTGATCCCGCAGGGGGCGGGACTACTCTGGGTTCCGGCCCAAACGGCCCAAACGGATGGGGCGTCCCGCAGTCAGGTGCCCACGGCTGGAGCATTGGTGACCGGGTTGAGATGGTCCAGACATCCGCGTACACGCGACAGGGCGGCGGAATAACCGCTGAACAGAACCGCTGGAACCTGAATTCCAATGTTGCCTCCGGGCAGTGGGGCTGGAGCGATACTCATGTCTGGTTAATTCTTGGTGTGTGCGCCGACACCAATGGGACGAATCTAACTGAGGGACCGATGGCCGAGTGGACTGGAGACAATCAGCCTGACTCAGGGGTTGCTACAGAAGTTGGCCATAGATTCT